TCTTGGTCAAGGGCTTTGCCAGTTTCTGCAGCACTGACGCAATGGGTTTGGCGAAGATGGCTGCGGTGGTTGCAAAGGCAGCAGTCAACGCAACCGATACGGTTGGCGCAGCATCAGGCACATAGTTGTTGATCACCTGCCCGACAGGCACTGGATCCCAAAGCTTTATGCACTTGTCACCGCGCAGCTCATAACCAGCAAGAACCTTGGTTCCGAGTTTGTTAAACGATCCGATTTCTTTCGCACCAAAGGGTGGACACGCCGGAGGTTTGGGCAACCTTGGGGGGTCGGGAGCGCCACCCGGCAGCGTGGGTTGAGGAACAGGGGCTGGACTTGAGACCTCCGGCCTCTTTATTTCGGGTTGCGGTGGTTGCACCCAAGTGAAGTCACGCGGTCTGTAATCCGGTGCTTCATAGATCGGAACCGCTCCATTGCACAGCGTTATGTTGCCGCGTGGATCTTCCTCAAACGTTTCCGTTCCATTGCCAACAGCAATCCTTGCCCGCACGCAGCCAGGCATATCAATAATCGGAAACCGCGTAGCCGTAACTGGCGGTGCTGCTGGTA